TTGTTGGTAAAGGTCTGAAGACCGCCAAGAATCTGACCACCAGCACTGTGGTTAAAGCCTCCGCTGGTCGTATTGCCCGTGTCAGCGTCATTGTTGCTGGTAGCACCACTGGCACTATCAATGATGTTGCCACCACTGGCGGCGCAGCTACTGCCAATGAAATCGCAGTGATTGCTAACACTGTTGGCGTTTACGAAATTGATATGCCTTGCGCTACTGGTATCGTCTTTGTACCTGGCACTGGCATGACCGCTGTCGTGTCTTACTCTTAATTTTATCTAGGGGGCTTTCATGCCGAATATCGTTACCGTATCGGTGAGCCAGCAGGTGGCGTCAGCCCCCTCTATGCTCCAAAGAACTGGTGCGTTGATCTCGCAAGGGGCAACCACCTTGGCAAATGGCAGCACACAATTGCTGACGCAAGTCAGTGATTTGACCAGCATTTTGCGTACACCTTTGACAATTACATCATTGTCTTGGGCTGCTGGTGTTGTGACTTTGCAAACTGCTGCCGCTCATAATATTCCTAATTCGCAAACAGTGCAGGGCACAATTGCTGGGGCAGCTCCCAGTGGTTATGACGGCACATTTGCTTGTACATCGACAGGTACTAACACGCTGACTTACCCGTTGGCCTCCAACCCTGGCGCTGAAACAGCATTTGGCACATTCATTTTGGCTGATGTTGCCATGTTGACTGCAATGGCGACCACTTATTTTGGTCAAAGCGGCAACAATGGTGTTTATGTTTTGGAGTTGGGTACTGGTAGTACTGCTGCTGGCGTGACTGCACTGACCAGCTATTTGCAAAACCCCACCATTCAGTTTTACAGCTACTTGTTGCCCTCTACTTGGGATACAGAGCCGACTGCGCCTACCCTTGCTAAACAGTATCAAAGCACCACTGCTCAAACGTATTTCTTTGTTACGACAACCACTTCGACTTACTCGAACTGGACTAACATCAAGTCTGTATTTGCGATGTTGCAAAGCCCTTCGGCTCCAAGCACTGAATTTAGTGCTGCTGCGGTATTCCAAGTTACTTTGGCTTATAACCCCAGCGCATCTGATCTGGCTTCGCCTTTGGCATTTAGCTATCTGTATGGTGTAACGCCTTATGTGTTGACAAATTCTTTGCAGACTACGCTGAAGGCTGCTGGTGTTAACTGGGTGACCACTGGCGCTCAAGGTGGCATCAGCAATACGCTGGTTGTGTGGGGAACCACAATGGATGTGAATCCTTGGAACTATTGGTACTCTGTGGACTGGACGGCCATCAATGTGGCTGAATCTTTGGCCGCTGCGGTGATCAACGGCTCCAACAGTTTTACCAATCCTTTGTACTACAACCAAGCTGGTATCAATACATTGCAGAAGGTCGCCCAAGCTACTGTCAACAATGGCATTAGTTTCGGCTTGATTTTGTCGCCTGCTGCGGTCAATGCCATTCCATTTAGCACATACGTTAAACAGCACCCAGGTGACTACTCCACTGGTACTTATAACGGTTTGTCTTGCACTTTTGTTCCATTGCGTGGGTTTGAGTCGATTACGATCTATCTCACCGCCTCGAACATCCCCGCTTAAGGAGAATAAGAAATGGCATCAAATCCACAAGTCGTACAAGGTACGCTTAATAGACTGCGGGGATCGGTGGTATTTGCCGATTACCCCGATTTGCAAGTTACATCTGCCTATTTGGCTAAAGAAGCCATTTCCATAAGTTTTGATGGCGATACCTCTTTGCTGATTGGTACTTTGACTGGCGCTGTCACCTCACCCGAACCCTATACATACGGCACAGTGACCATTCACTTGCTGCGTACTCAGGATTTGGCGAATGCGTTCAAGAACCAAATTGAAGTGAATACGACAATGGGTTCTGTGAATATCATTGGTGACTCGACTGCTTTGGATAACTTCCAACTCGAAAACTGCATTTTGATGAGCTTGCAAGAAATCACTTTTGACGGCAACCAGGCTGGCCTGATTGTTCGTCTGCGTGGCGTCTACAACATCAATAGCGATCTGTTCGCAGACTCTTAAGCCTATAATGGCGAAACCCCAGAAAGCGGTCAGGCTTTTTGGGGTTTCTAATCAATTGACAACAGAGGTGTCGCATGACTTCTAAGATTTTAATCAATAAGCGCCTGAACTTGGTAGTGTCTACCGAAGTATCTATTGGGCCAATTCGCATTCATTCGGTTCCAGTCAGTCGTGATGTCTTTGAGACATTCTATGAAGAGCTGGGCGAAGTCTTCACAAAATCGTTTGGTGAGAGCAGCAGTGCCCACATGGCGCTATCGGCTCCACAATTGGCCTATGCTGCATTGAAAAAGTCTTCTAAAGCCAAGGGTACATGGGACACGGTTAAAAGCGGTTTAATTAATGAGATTGTGCGTTTAAGCAATGTGGCATTTATCGGCAATAAAGGTTGGGAATCCTTGCCGATGGATATTGCTGTAAAGCGTGGCATCTTGGACGAGGATGCAGAAAGCGAGGTGCTTTCTGCTCTCATTTTTTTTACGGCAATTACTTTTGTTTCTCCGAAAAGCATGGCGCAGGGTTTCTTGGACATGGCGTCAGCTTTAAGGAGCTGGGAACTTACTTTGTCCAATTTTACGGAATTCAAAAATGGATTGCCGACATTGACCGAGGAAGAGATTTTGGTGACGACAACATCATCGCGTGTGCCCTCAGTTACTTAACAGATGAGGGGTTCAAAGACTTTATGTCGGAGAACGGTGGTGAGTGGATGGATGTCCATGAATTTAGGCAAAGGCATCTTATCAGCGCATTGAAATCTAGGGCTTTCATTTAACAGCGATGACCCCTAAAATCAAGATATGGCAAACACCACACCCATTATCACGATTGATGTCAATGATGATGCCTTTAAGGCGTTCCAAGCATCATTTGATAAGTTCAAAAAGGTTGTTGATAACTTCTCTAGCAGCTTCAAAGCTGTCGGTGACGCTGCGGCAAAAGCTGTTGATACAGCTACATCTGCTGTAGAAAAGGCTGCTGAGAAGTCTGCAAATGCCAAAGTGTCTGCCGAGCAACGTGCAGCAGACAAGATCAACAAGATCAATGAAGCAAAAGCGCAGAAGGATTTTCAGCGTCAGTTGCGTAACCTGCAAAAAATGCAGGATGCTGAAGTCAAAGCCGAGCAAAAACGCCTAGAGACTTCAAAGAAGAACTTAGAAGCTGCCAACAAAAAGCGAATTAACCAAGAGCAATCAGAAGAAGAAAAGATTGCCCGTCAGAAAAAAGACCTGTTTAAGAAGGTTTTGGGCGACAACTTGGTTAGCTTTTATGACTTTGCGTCCAAGGTCAAAGATGTTGGGATGAGTACCGTTGGTGCTGCCCTAGGTACGGCAGCACTGGCAATTGCTGGATTTGAGTCTGCTGGTCCATTGGCTGCATTGAGAAAGCAGTCTGGCGGTGCTGGTGTGGCCGCTGGCAACTTTTTGTCTTTTGGCCCATCGTTTGAACGGTTCTTGAACGATCCTTCTGGCACTCTGCAAGGCATTGCTAATATGCAGTTGAACCTTGCACAACGGGGTCAACTGCAAGCACTGACAGGTCTGACTGGGGCGCAAATACAAAACAGGTCGGCAGATCAGTTGGCTCCAGATGTGTTGAGAGCCATTCAGCGCCGCTATCAAGAAAATCCTAGTTTGCAGTATGCCCAAGCGTTTGGCATCGACAAATTGGTGAGCGAGGATGAGCGCCGCCGAATTGGCACAATGAGCAAATCTGAGCTGGAATCCTCAATCATCAGCAGCCAGCAACAGGGCGCATTTAACCGAATCAACCCTGATTCCTTGAAATCTTGGACCGATCTCTATCAAGCCATTCAAGAGGCCAGTGCGGCAGGTAAGGCATTGATGGGGTCTATGGGTGCTTTGGCTGATGTATTGGGATTTGTGACCAAGGCATTTACTGAAGCATTCCAAGTGCTGAAGTTCATTGTTGATAAATTATCCATTCCATTTAGCCAATGGTTCTCATCACCATCAAAAGACACGCCTCAGACCAATGCGGCCAATGTTGGCGGTCAATCGGCTGGTGGAGCGCCAGGTACTGGTACTGCTGCTGACAGGCGCAATAACCCAGGCAATTTGAGGAATGTTGGCGGCAGAGGGTTCCAGCAGTTTGGTTCTACTGAAGAGGGCTTTAGGGCTATGGCCCATCAGCTTCAGTTGTACGGCCAAAGACATAATGACACCCTTCAAGGCATAATTTCCAAATGGGCACCCAGCAGCGAAAACAATACGGCTGCATATATTGCCAATGTTGCCAAGAAAACAGGGTTCTCCTCGACTGAGCATTTGAATTTGAATGATCCAACTGTGCTGTCCAAATTGATGGTTGCAATGGCGCAGCAAGAGGGAACAAAGAATAAATATACGCCTGAGGGAGTTAAGTTGATGATTCAAAATAACACAGGCGGCAGCGCAGTTGTTTCTGCAAGTGCGATGGGAGCTTCATAATGGTTACGACAGGCTTAAGCACTTTTCAGCAGCTCTATGAACTCAGTCCAATTTTCTTGGTGGGTGGAGTTGCTGGCAGCGGCGAACCCATACCAATTACTCAAATCTTACAAAATGGTGTGACGCCAAATAATCCCAATGACTATTTTGCTCACTTCAAACCATTACCTGGTGGGACCATTGAGTCTTGGGGTGTTGCTCAATATCCATTAGCAGCTCTGACAACTGCGGCCAATGCCGTGGTCCAGCAACCTATTTCCATCAGCCTGTTGATGCAATGTCCAGCACAAAATGTTGCTGGGAATAATTACTACAACAAGCTGTCCATCATTTCTTCGCTTAAAAGCACTTTGGACAATCACATCTTGCAGGGTGGTTGGTTCAGTGTATATACACCTGCTTTTGTTTATTCTGGATGCCTTTTGACATCATTGAAGGACGTTTCTGGCGCTGAAAACAAACAAGTCCAGTTGATGTATCAGTGGGATTTTGTTCAGCCTTTGATTACTGAAGAACAAGCGGCTACGACTCAAACAGCGTTCATGAACAAGGTTACTCAAGGATTTAAAGTCATTGGTCAGCCAGCATACTCTGGAGCGCAATGATGACTACTTATGTAACCTTTGTTGAAAGACCAAATCAGAATTTCCAATTTTCAGCAAATTTGGACAATGCGACTTATACGCTGATTGTTACTTGGAATTTGTTTGGTCAACGGTACTACCTGACTTGCTACACGTTGCAGGGAAATGTTGTATTCAATGTTCCATTGATTGCTTCACCTGACGATTACAACATTAATTTGGCAGCAGGATATTTTAAAACTTCAATTGTTTTTAGGGCCAGCACACAGAATTTTGAGGTGGGCTGATGCGGTATTACAACTTAATGATCACAGATGCCGCATCTGGGGCATTGATCAAACAATACACCAGCACCTCAAATGGAACGCCAAGCGGCACTAATAATGGTGCTGCTTTAAATATTGAATTTGATTTGCCCGTGGCGTCTTATGACGCCCCAATGGGTAACTCTTATGTTCGAGTTTGGGGAATTCCTTTTGCTGACATTTCTCAATCGGCCAACTTTACAAATCAAAACATTACGCTTGAAATTGGTTTGACGGCTGGTCTTCCATTGGCAAATCCAAGTCAAGCCGGATTGGTACTGTCTGGCACGGTGTTTCAGGCTTTTGGCAATTGGCAGGGTACGCTTTTGACCTTGGATTTGATCATTGCGCCAGCGACTGGAACTCCGGCCAATCCAGTTAACTTGAGCTTTAATTGGCCCAAGAATACCCAGTTGTCTAAAGCCATAGCCCAGTCTTTATCCACAGCTTATCCAACTTATCAACAGAGCATCAACATCAGTTCAGAGTTGGTTTATACCGAAGACCAAAATGGGTTCTATGCCGACTTGAACCAGTTCGGCAATTATTTGTTTCAGACTTCTAAGAATATCATCAAGACCCAAGGTTATGCTGGCGTTAGGTTGTCTGTTCAAAATAATGTGATCACGGTGACTGATAACAGCAACGCTGGCGCTAGTACCAGCACCAGCACGGGAGCTGCTGTTAGTTCTGCGCCGATCACATTGAGCTTAAATGACTTCATGTCGCAACCGACATGGATTGACATTGCCACGGTTCAAATTGATTTGGTGGCAAGGCATGATTTGTCTTTGGGCCAAGTGGTCAATTTGCCTAAATTTATTGCATCTAGCACCCAAGCATCATTCTCGCCATTTAGAAATGATTCTGCTTTTACGGGTACTGGGACCATCATCCAAATTCGTCATGTGGGCAATTTGCGTCAACTTGATGGTGATAGCTGGAAGACGGTTGTTAACGTCTTAACTGGAGCTTGAGATGAGTGGCGGTAATGTAACCAAGACCCCTTTTGCTCAAACAATGAATACTTTTGCCCAGCGAAAGGTTCAGGACAATTTGCAGCAACAGGGCCAAATATTGCCTTGTTCAGTCGTTGCTGTCTTGCATAACTGCACGGCTGTCACGGTTGCCTTCCAAGTTGACCAGAGTTTGGGGTACACCATCCCGCAGGTCACAATGCCTGTGGCTATTTCTCAATACGTTCGTATTCCAATTCAGGTTGGCGATACAGGAATTGCTTTGTCGGCCAGTACCAGGTTGGGTGGTATTTCTGGACTTGGATCGGGATTGGCTCCATTGAACACGCCCAGCAATTTGGGTGCTTTGGTGTTCATGCCCATCAGCAATATTAGCTGGTCATCCATCGACTCTACAGCCGTTGTCATCAGCTCTGCTCATAGTGATTCTGTAGTAACAATTAGTGATACTCAAGTCAGTTTGGTGCAAGGTTCAACATCAATTGTTTTGTCTGGCGGTAACGTCAACATCAACGGCACACTTATTATTAATGGACAACCATATTTGTCTCACAAACATACTGGCGTCAAAGCTGGTACTGATACCAGCGGAGGAGTAGCGT